TCGTTTTTGCCAAAAGATACAGTAATATCATTTTTAATAATATCACCTAATCCATTGTCACGAAGCCAGTTAAAAGCAGCTTCTCTATTTGCTATAGTGATGCTGGCTTTATAATCAGGTTTAACATTTACTGAAGATCCATCCATAAGTTTTAAATGAGACAAACCCATTTCACTCATCATAGTTGGAATAATTTCTACAGAAACATGTTTTAATTCTTTTTTTGTTTGTTTAATATTTTCTTCTTCTCGTTCAAGTTTTTTCTGCATGTTATTCAATCTTTCAACTTGATCTGCCAAGGATTGAATATTAGTTGTCTTCTGAATAACGTCTTGTTGATCCTTTTCAAAATCTATATTAGTCATCTATTTTTCCTTTCTCGTGTAGATTAATGTCAATAGAATAATATTTTCTTTCTTGTTTATCCCATTTGAGTACTTGATATTTGCCGTTAGTTATGTCTGAAGCTATAGAACAGGCCACCCCAATAATAGCAGGATCACCCGTTAATAATAAAAAATCTCTAGGAGTATAATTTTGTAAGCCTTTTCTCAGTTTAAAAATTAATGGACCAGGCGAAAAAATAATTTGAGAAAGTTCAGGCAAAATAAATTTGAAGGTTCCAAATTCAGCTGCTCCCATAATATTTATTTTTGGGCTACCATCTCTTGTTCCCGCAATTTCTTGAATAACGTAAACAATGGGCTTGGAGGTTTTAATATCTTTATATTCTATATTTTCTTTCATTGACAAATGTATAATTTATCCTATATAAGAAGTCAATAGAAAGAAGTATGAATTATAAATTTAAAACTAAGCCTTACGAGCATCAGCTTACGGCTTTAGAAAAATCGTGGAATAAAGAAACGTATGCCTATTTTATGGAAATGGGTACGGGTAAAACTAAAGTATTAATTGATAATGCTTCCATGCTTTATGATAAAGGCAAAATAAATGGACTTTTAATTGTTGCACCTAAAGGTGTTGTGGGCACTTGGTATAACCAAGAGCTGCCAACACATCTTCCAGACCATGTTGAAAATACGACAATATTGTGGCAAGCAAATATTACAAAAGGTCAACAAGAAAAATTAGATTCTTTATTTAAAATAGGAGAAGAACTCCATGTTTTAATTATGAATGTTGAAGCATTGAGTACTCCCAAAGGAGTAGATTTTGCATCTAAGTTTTTAGTGTCTCATGATACTTTAATGGTTATTGATGAATCAACTACTATAAAGAATCCTAAAGCACGAAGAACTAGAAATATTGTTAGACTTTCCACTCAAGCTAAATATAGACGAATAATGACAGGATCTCCTGTCACTAAAAATCCATTGGATTTATTTAGTCAATGTTATTTTTTAGATCCTTTTCATTTAGAACATGAATCTTATTATTCATTTAGAACTAGATATGCTATTATGAAGACGGCCCATATATCTGGACGTTCCATTCAATTAGTTTCTGGTTTTAAAAATTTAGAAGAACTATCAGATAAATTAAAATCTTTTTCTTACCGTGTATTAAAAGAAGACTGTCTTGATCTACCTGATAAAGTTTTTATTAAAAGACAAATTACTTTATCTCCCGATCAAAGAAAGTTGTATCAACAGATGAGAAAAGAAGCTTTAGCTATTTTAAATGGAAAACAAGTTACCACGGTTAATGCATTAACTCAGTTAATGAGACTTCATCAAATTACATGCGGGCATTTTACTGCGGATGATGGAACGACTCAAAGAATTCCAAATAACCGAATTAGTGAGTTAATGGATATATTAGAAGAAACAGAGGGTAAAGCTATTATATGGGCTCACTACCAATGGGATATAAAAGATATTATTAAAGAAATTAATAAAGTTTATGGTCCAGGATCCGTGGTCGATTATTATGGGTTAACACCTCAAGATGAAAGACAGCCCAATATTAAGAAATTTCAGTCCGACCCTAAGTGCCGATTCCTTGTAGGAACACCCTCTACGGGCGGCTATGGCATTACTTTGACGGCTGCAAACACCGTAATTTACTATTCTAACGGATATGACCTAGAGAAGCGATTACAGTCCGAGGACCGTGCGCATCGAATTGGACAAAAGAAAGCTGTCACTTATGTAGACATCAATGCGCAAGATACCGTGGATGAAAAAATTGTAAAATCTCTGCGTAAAAAAATTAATATAGCTTCTGAAGTTCTTGGTGAAGAACTTAGATCATGGATATGATGGAACAAAATATATATCCGTTATTTGCAAAAGTTTTATACTTCTCTATTTTGGAAGATCTTGATCTTACTAAAATCAACAAGCTAGTAGAAAAATTAAATTTTGAAAAAGCTGGAGAAAAAAGTGTTAACGATATTTTTAATATCTCAGATATATCTCTAGATAAACAAATCTTAAATAATAAATCCTTTAAGTTTCTTAAAAAAATTATTGAAAAAGAATTTAAGGCCTATAAAAATAATGTCTTGCAATATCATAATACTGATTTTAAAATAACGACTTCATGGATAGCAAGAAGTCAGCCTGGTCAGGCTTCTAATTATCATAACCATAGTAATTGTTTATACAGTGGTATTTTATATCTTGCTACACCCCCTAATTGTGGTGGTATTAGTTTTTTAAATTATTTTAATAAGGAAACAATTAAAATAATTCCTACTAAATATACTTTACATAACTCCAAAGAATTTACATTTCATCCTAAAGCAAAAACGATTTGTTTTTTTCCATCAGATATCCATCATAAAATATTACCTAATCATTCAAAGGAAGTAAGATTTTCTTTAGCATTTAATTTTTTTCCTAGTGGAAAACTAGGTCATGACAATATTGATAGTTCTGTAAATATAAAGGTAATGTAAAGGCGAAGAACTTAGATCATGGATTTAGTAGGATATACACGCGACGCGCGCAGAAATTTTAAAATCCGCGCGCATAAATTTTAAAATCCTTATTTTATAAGAATTTCTTTTGCTCGTTTTTCTTCTGGTGGATTGTGTTTTAAATTTATTTTTAACATTCCATCTTCTAACTTAGCCCCATTGCATTCTACATACTCAGCTAATTGTAGCTGACGTTTGAATGATCTTTTGGCAATGCCTTTATGAACAAAGTCTTCTTTGTCTTCAGAAGAACTTCCTTCAATTGATAACACACCTTCTTGAACATTGACTTTAATATCTGACTTTTTATAGCCAGCTAATGCCATTTCAAGAGTGTATTTATCTTCTCCAGCTTTCTTTATATTGTAATGCGGAAAGCCTGCATTGATGGTAGGCAAACGGTGAAATCTATCGAAGAAATCTTCGAAGCCGATTGCATTATTTAGGAAATTGTTTAAGTTTATTAGATCAGTCATAATAACCTCCTTGTTAGACAGTTAATAATATAAGAGCCTCCTAAAGCACTCTTAAGATTAATATAACACCTATACAGGTTGATAACAAGTTTTATTATTTTCGTCTCTATAAGCTCTTAAGTATTGTTTTCTGTTGCTACCATCTGTGTATGAGCAATGGACCCAGCCCGAGTTCGGATCTGATTCTTTCCAGTACTCGAGTATTAATTGATCATAGTCTAGGTTTTCATCGATGTAGTCTGCGAGTTCTTTATTGGACACGCCAAAGATTTCGAAGTCGCAAGCCTCGCCACGGGCATGCTGACTTTGTGTCGAGCTGCCTATGGCAACACACAATTCTGGAGAGCGATATCCGCTAGAAACACTTACAACCTGTCCAAAATGGTCTCTAATTGGCTGTAGGATCATCTCACAGAGCGATTTCAGGTTTTCCTGGTGCTCAGTACTCGGGGTATTATCTATGCCTTTTCTTTCGGCTGTCTGTGACTTTGTAAGTTCTATTAAACTAAAGTTTTTCGTCAAGCTCATCTGTTTTCTCCTGTAATTTATCTAAATCGTCTGTTGTATATTCTAACTTTTGTAAGGCTCTTTTCAAGGCTGAGTCTTTGGCCTTGCAGGCATCGGTAAGTTCATTTACCTGCTCTTTAAGAACACGAACTTGTTCTTTATATTCGGTTATAATTTCTTGATAATCTGCTTTAGACATATTTAAAGAGCGCCGTGGGTGACTAAAGAAAATATAACATAAGCCATACCGCTAATTAAGGCGCCAACAGATACTAATAGAATACTTTCGACTCTATTAATTTGTTGCTCTAGTTTAAGAATTTTATCATGCGTTTGTTTCTGCATAATTCTGCATAACTTTTCATGAGATTCTATTTTTTGTTGAGCATTATATTTATTCATTAAGTTCTCCCTGCAATTACTTTTTCTGTTGGGGATAGTAGTGCTGTTTCAGTCTGTGTCAAGTTCGTAATGGGGTTTTTTTGTGCCATCTCTGCTTGCTTTACAACAGGTGAAGGTGTCTTATCTAGCGGAGGTGCTTGCGTTTCATATATAGTTTTAACATCTTTTTTCCCTGGTAACATTTCTTTTAGGTTATCCAAGATAGAATCTTTTTTAAATAAAAATTTATCTTTATCTATTATATAATCTTTATTTAATTTTTGTTTCTTCAGTCGTTTAATAATTTTTTTGATTCTATTTTTAACTTTTTTGTTTAATGGATTTTCTATTTTTTTTCTGTCTGACAGTTCTTTATATTTTTTCTCCATGTTGTCACTAATAGTTAAAGGTTTAAATTTATTTCTCTTAACCATTTTATAAATATCCATTCTATTTCTAGCTTTAAATATGTCTTTGATGTCACTTTCTTTAAAATTTAATGTCTTAGCGGCATCATAGTATCTTTTCATTTCATTGAACGCCTCTAATCTTTGGTGGTTAGCCCAGATAAATTGTTCTATAATTTTATTATCATCAGTCACAGGATCTCCACTAAGAGTACCAGCGTAAATCAATCCTCTTTCATCCCTCTCTCTTCCTAAAAATTTTCCAATATTTATTTGCATAGATCTATAAATATCTAAAGGTGCTTTTCTCAAACCAACTAGTCCTAATAATTCATCACTAACTTCGTACTCAGTTCCCTTTAAAGTTTTACCCGTGGTAGCAGCATATAATCTTCTCATCTGAATTGCAGAGCCAGGAGCATACAATAACATCAAATGTTTCATGGTCTTCCATGCTTTATCTCCAGGTGCATCTTCTTCATTCCATATTTTACTTCCTTTGCTAGTCACTCCACCCCGTGCATACACATCAAAAAATCCAGACAAATAAATAGACTCTGAAACAAAGGGTTCAACTAATCTAGCGAATCCTGTCATCATACCTTTGGTCACTGTTGGAAGAATAGGATCATCTTTGTTTGACTCTAATGATGTAATAACAGATTGTAGTGGGTTAGTTACAACGTCATAGAAAAAGGCTCTACTAAAATCTATGTATTTATATTTACCATCTTCATAAACTGGTATAACTGTGGAATCTTTAGAGAACCAGGGTAAGAATTCTTTAATGGCATACAGTTCATCTTTTGTTATACCATACATTTTCATACCACCCCATACAGCTAGTGGTGGAATCGCTGCCACCGTAAATCCCCAACCAAATAATCTTTCATAACCTATTTGTTTAAATATTGGATTTTTTATGTCAGCCTTAGCCGCCATAACAATGTTAGTGTTCGTTCTTATTTGTTCCGCGGTCCATGATACGAAGTTTCCGAAAGGAGATCTTCTACTTGCTTGTACTATCTCACTCACGTAAGCATAGTTAGGCATGAATTCTCTTATTTTTTTAGTCGCCATCTTCAGTATTTCTAGGTCAGAAGGAATCTTGTCCGCTGTTATAAGACCTTTTTTTAATGCGGCTGCGTAAGCATCGTGAATTCTTTGATCCTCAATAAAAAAATTTGCCACCTTCCAAATGTCATCTTCTGCAACGTACATTTGTTGTGCACCTTTTATAAAAGATTTAGTTCTTCTTCCAAGTTTGCCCCAAATACTTTGTAACCATCCTATCTTTTGAGTATCTTGTATCAGACCTATTACATCTCTATAAATGGCACTTGAGTTAACCATCCCTTCGTCAAGAAGGAATCTATATAAAGCTTGGCCACCTTTTTTTAATTCTTCAGCGCTTACTTCAGATCCTGCTATATAATTAACACCAGGTTTGTTTCTATATAAGATTTGAGGTTGAATTGTATTAAACGATCTTCCCAAAGCTTTAGCAAACACTCCAGGATTAGTTAAAGCATAACGAACATTACCCAGCGCCACCATGGTAACAGCTCCCGATGAAAAATTTCTGCCGTGAGTAAAAGGACCACCCACTGTTTTACCAGCTTGAATTAATCCTTTGGGTACCATGACTCCTGCCTGGTAGTATATATTTTTAGTGATACTACCTAAATTATTTAAGGCACCATGAATTAAACCCTGTGCAATATTTTCTGTGGTAAACATTCCATTGATCGGTGGAGTATAAACTGCATCTCCTAATCTATTCGGAAGTTTTAGACCACTACTCATTTCAATAATTTTTTCTCCAGTACCAGCCCATCCTTTAGCAGCTGCATTGTAGCTTGGATAAACTATGGCTCTTTCACCACGTTTAATTTGATCTTTACCAGCGATCTTTATAATATTATAAAATCTATCTCTTGCAGAAATTTCTGCAAGATCAGTAGTCACATTTGCAATAACATTCATTGCATTTTTATAACTACCAAATAATTTTTGAAAAGCTAAGAGGTCGGATTCTTTTTGTATCAATCCTCCAATGTCATCTGGTACAAATCTACCACCCCCTGTAATATTTTTAGCTATTGATTTTGTAACTAATGCCTGCTCGGCGGCCATATCTGCTGGAGTATATTTAAAGAAAGGTTGCCCTGTTGTAGGATCTAGCTTAACATTTCTAATGACTTGATCTACTTGTAGTCTAGCTGTTTCTTTGGATATTGTTTTTCCATTTGATGTAGCATTTCGTTGAAATATTTTTGCTACTTCATCTTTAATTTCTCTTGAAACAATGTACCCGTCTACTGGAGATAAACCATTGTCTTTAAAAATTTTATATTCTGTAGATAAAGTATCTCCTATTCTTTCATTTATTACTTTGGTTAATTCTTTTAAACCTATATTTAAATTTCCACCTTTAGCGATAGTGTTTAAGTACTGTGCCCAGTATTGATGGATGTTTCTCATCTCGCCAACAATATTATCTATTTCTTTTTTAGGAATTTTTAATTGGTCCATTGATTTATAGAAAGACTTTAGAGATCTCTCATCAAATCCTCTTATTACAACTTTACCTTGGCTCGTTGCAAACCTACCTGCATTAATAACTTTAACAATAGCTTGAGAGATTCCCTCAGTAAGACCCGTGGCATTAGATATTACTTGGCTATCTCTCGATATTCTTTTAACAATGTCATCTATGTTTTTTAAAAAATCTTGTGATAATAAATCAGCTGATTCTCCTTTACCTCTTAATCTTTGCATCGCTTGGAACTGTTCTTCAGGAAAAGGACCTCTTCCTCTAAAGGGTCTAGCTACAATTTTTTCTACCATCTTATCAAACTTAGTAACGTTGGCTGCTCTTTTATAAACTCCACTCAAAATACTTTTACCTACTTTACCTGCACCCCAGATAGCAGGAACGATGGGAAAACCCATCTCACCTGAAAACTTTAATTTATTATAAAACATTCTCATGGCTTCTTCTTTAGATGTGCTTTTCTTTTTTCTATCTAAAGCTGTTATTTCTCCAGACTCAAAACCTAAATCCACAGCCAAGTCTCCAAAAGTACCAATGTTTTCTGCATCATAGACCACCGAACCAGCAACACCTCCACCTACAGCGATAGATATAAATTTTTGTTTACGAGATAAATCATTAAATTTTTTAACGTCTTTTAAACCTCTAGTTAAATTAGTATTCTTAGCGGTTCTCACATATTTCCCACTTTTAATTCCGTCGTATGCTTTGTTAAATATTTTTAAAGCTTTGTCCGTAACTTTAACTCCTTGAGCACCCACTGTTTTCCAGCCACCATACATTTGAACTATGACTTCAGTAAGTTTACCCAATGCATTTTCTCGTGCTTTTTCTTCACTATAATTCATCAGGTTTCCAAAATAAGTTTGTTCAAACCATCTATCTAATTGAGCTACGGCACTTTGATTCACTGGTATGTTTTCTTTTCTACCAAGGTCTACAAGCATTGCTCCAAGATTCATAAAGCCATAAGGAATTTTAATAGCTCCAGAGATTATTCCATTAGTAATTGATTCTATTTGACCTACTTCACCTGCAAAGGGGTCGGTCGTACTTTTTGATTTTATAGGGCCCGTGGTTCCATCTAAAATATAAGAGGCGAACTGAGGTTTAATTTCTTGCTCTTCCCCGTATTTTTCTTCCACTGTTTTAGACTTATCAGTCTTAAACATTTTACCAAAAAAAGTATTATCCTGCCACTCGTTCCATTCCTTCCACGCTTCGGGATCTTCTTTCTTTTTAGCTTCGCCCCATGCTTTGAAACCATACTTTTCTGTATACTTAACTTCTCTAATAGCTTTATCCGCCATAGAAATAGATTCTTTAATAATACTTTTTTTTCTAGAAGCCGCTTCAGCTTCTTCTAAAACTAAATCATATGCTTCTTGAGCAGATATAACTTCTTTTACTTTCTTTTCTTCGTTTTCTTTTTCCTCGTCGATAAGAGTTTGAGGATCAAATATTAATTTTGATACCATGTGACCTCCTAATTAATCTTAATTTCAGATAAATCAATCTTGATTAGTTCAGTGGATCCTGGACCTACTTGATATACATCTCCTGTAAAACTATCTACATAATAAAGACCTTCGTCATATGTTTGTTGTTCATTGGGAGAAATAGCTATGTTTCCTTCAGGACTTAGCCAGTCCTCTTGTGTTTTTCCTGCTTCTGCCCATTCCGTCCTGATTGCGTTTTTATCTATGAAAGGTGTATCTGCTTCGTATTCCCATTCTTGTGATTCTGCTTGTTTATAAAAATCATATATTTTTTTAGCTTGTTCATAAGTAACATAAGATCCTTCTCCAGATAATCCACTTTGAATGGATGCAAGATCTTTATTTTTTTGATCTCTCTCGTATTCTCCTTCTTGTCTTGTTTCATCTTCAGGACTCATTGATTTTCTATATTTAGGCATCGCTCGAGCTAATGCTTCCTCTTTACTTAAATCATGTTCATTCATTAAGTAATTTATTTCTTTTTGCAAAGCAATTTTGTCATCATCAGTCATGGCTTTATAAATTTCTAATTGAAATTGTCTTTCATTTTGACCATGTTTATATTTAAGTAGGTCTTCTTGAGATCTTTGTTGTTGAAATTTTGCCAAAGGTTCTTTACCTGCGGTACCTAAAGTTTGTAAGATTGGTTTTCCACCAGGTTGAGCTAAAATATTTGTTCCAAGGTTTAACCAGAAGTCTGCTCCTGCTGTGCTTTTAGGAAGTTCAGGTGGCTGCGTAATATATTGACCCATATTGAACTCTTCATCACCTTGATATCCACCAGGTTCTACGACTCTTCCTCTTTTGTATCCTTGTCTAGTTAAGCCTGACGTAATACCTTCTCCAGTACTGCCGCCTCTTCTAAACATAGGTCTGTGTAAAAATTTACTCATTATCTATTAAACGATTGATACGCTCCGATTCCTGTTCCTAGTATTCCCATCGCCTGCTGCAACGCTGACTGGTTAGGTTGTACTGTTGTTTGATACTGACCTTGCATTCCTCCTAGAACATTTCCAATACCTGCTCCCATATATCCTAGTCGTTCGTAAGGTTCATAAGCTGCCAGTCTATTTGCTTCTCTTTGTGCATCTAAAGTAGCTTGTGTTTGCGCTTGTTGGATCGCGCCCGCTGATCCTAAATTTGTAATGTCTTGACCTTGAAATTGTGGTGCAGCTTGGGCCATTTGCATTTGTTGAGTGTAAGCTTGTCCTCTTTGTTGTTGTGCGTTATCGAATCCTTGTGATTGTAATTTAGCCATTAACAATGCTCTTTGTAAATCTGAATCTGTTTGATACTCTGATCGCATCACACCTTCACGTCCACCACCTAAGTTTCCAGACTTAGCAGCAAGTAAACCTATTCCTGATAAACCTTTTTGTGCTTGAATATCATATTGATTCATTGTGGCATCTATAACTTGTTGTTGATACGGAGACATGAACTCAGAAATAGATCCTGCTCCAGTACCTCCTCCAGGTCCTGAGTACGCTCCAGCTTGAGTAAGGTAAGGTTGGTAAGCACCGATCCCTTGTCCTTGTGTCGTTGCTCTTGTGTAAGCGTCTATTTGTGCTTGATCCTGGCCTGCAACCGAAGGTGCATAGCCAGCTGTTGGCATTGCCTTAGCAGTTAAGGCTGTTAAATCTTTTCCGTACTGTTCACCTAGGGCCTCAATATAGGGGGCTGGTCTAGCTATTGTTGTTTCTGTTGCCATTATATTACTTCTCCTATTCTCTCTGATACATCAAACATCTCTTGAGCGCCACCTAAACCTTGCGTCTCTTCAGATATTTGTCCACCTTGTTCTAAATTTGTCATCATGTTTTCCATTATTTCTGCGCCTTTGTCAATGTCTCCACCGCCTGCGCCTCTTACAGCATCAGCTGTAAATACAAATTCATTTCTACTTAGTCTTGCGGGTACGTCATCAGCTTTTTCTTCTCCGCCGATAGGCACAAAGCCACCATCATTTCTATAATCTTTTTCCATGCCACCCATATCCATGAGTCCGCCTTCGTCAGCTCCTATTCTTCCGCCTTGAGCCATATACATTTGACCTACATCGCCTTGACGAGCTAGATCCGCTCGTTTCATAACATCGGTGATGCCACCCATTTTATCTTGCATAGAAGATTTTCTTGCATCTTCTATAGTATAAGGAGATGGAATAGATTGACCACCTGCGTAGTAGCCTGCTCTTCCTCCTTCAGCTCCCGTGTATATATAATCTGAGGGTAAGTAACTAAATTCATTTGGATCTAAACTTCCAGCATTCACACCTCTTTTAATGTTCATAAGTTGTTGTGTATATTTATTTTTTAATAAATCGTAATCAACACCCTTGTCATCCTCGTCTTCTTCTGGACCACCCATGAAGAATGGTGCTGCTGTAGCTCCTAGTATTCCTAGTTTCGCTAAACTAAGTCCTCCATATTTCGCCGCTGCATCTTTTGCAGCTATATTTTTTCTAAATAAAGGAGCAAGAAAGCTATCTTTACCGAGCCAACCCATTTGATTAGCACCATAAATACTTCCCCCTATCAAAGCAGCCTTACCTATCGGACTCTTTAAAACTTTACCCGCAGCTTTTTTAATACTTTTAAATATACTTCCTAAACCGTAAGCTCTTCTTCCTGTTGATCTATCCATGATACCACCAAACGCTGCTGAAATTCTACCACCGTCCGCTGCATAAGATGTTCGGCCCATGGTTCGTGGGTCGACGTTCATTTGTTTTCCCCATGCTAAATTTGATGCTAGTGGATTGTCTCCTGCATAATAATCAGGAGTATCGGCTGTACCTGTAAGTGATGCTTGAAAATCTCTATTGAAATCATATTCAGGTCCAACTTCAATTCCACCTACACCTTGATTTTGTGCTCCTAACAATTCTTCATAGTTAGGATAACGTTGGTATCTTGGTAATCCTTCACCATCTTGAGGTATAACAGGTGGACCTTTTGGTCCAAAAAAAATTGTTGAAAAATCGCCGCCTTCCTCGATTCCTCCTGAAAGTCTTCTTATGTCATCTCTTTCGGCTTGGGATACTTTACCTTTAACTGAACCCAAGATAGCTTCCATTTGCATCGGATTCATAGTTTTAAAATCTTCATAACTTACACCATAAGCTTTTTCAAATTCTTCATCACTTATTGGTCCTTTTAATGCGTCTAGCATTGCAAGCGCTGGTGGCGTAAGGGGACTTCCTTTTATTTTACGAAGTATTAAGTTCTTATAAGATCTTTTTTCTAGCTTTGTTCTAAGCTTTTCTTTAGCTTTAGCTTTTTTCTTTTCTATTAGTTTTGCTTTTTCTTTTGCTTTAATATCATCTGCTCTAGCTTTTCTATTTCGGTCATACTCTTGTTGAGCTTTTCTATCTGTAACTCTATATTCACCTGTTCCTCTATCTGTTCTTCCTGAAACATCGTTATCAGATCTGTTTCCACCACCTCCTTCAAAGCCTCCAGGATTATTTCCACCAGGTCCAAAATCTCCTTGTAAAGATGGTATGCCACCAGGTCCTCTGTTTGGTTTACCTTTTAATGATCCGTGTAAATTTTTCTTTAAAAGTAAATCTTGTTCTTTATCTGTAATATAGGCTAGGTGTGCTTTAACATGTTCAGGTGAAGATTTAGCTTCTACTGGAACGTCAACCATTTTCGATGGGAGATAGTTTGTAACTCCAGCTTGAGTTATTCCACCATCATTTTTCTTAATTCTACTTCCATAGGTATCCGCCCAATCTCTTGCGATCTTAGGTTCGTTCGCCCATAGGTATCTTCTTTGCTTTTCTGATTGGAAAGGCACTAGATACCTCCTCTTAAACTTCCAATCCCGCTGCCCACAGGTACCCCATAAGCATCTTCAACTTCCATGTCTGTTGTAGCTCGATCCATAATGCCAGGAGAACCTTGATTAGGTCCAAGACCCGCGATTCCTTGTCCTTGGTCCGCTTGCATTTGTTGTAGAATTTGTTTCCAAATTCCACTTTGAAAAAATTGTTCAAAGCTTTGAAACTGACCTTGTTGTTCAGGATTTAGAGCTTCCCATATCTGTTGAGCAACCTGCATTTCTTGTTGCTGTTGCTGATTATTCTGAGGACCTTCGTTCCCTGTATATTTAATAGAAGGAGCGTCTGTTTGTAATTGTTCTGAAATATTAATATCTGTTATAGCCATAATTATCCATGTGTTTAATGTTGAAAAGCAGGTATTTCTCCTGGTGATTTTATACTACTTTGTTTTCGAAAACAAATCAAGGGGTGGCATGATAACTCTAACATCTCTTTGCACGTCCTCCTCTGGGATATTAGCAGCTTTTAAAGCTTCTTCATCCTTATATTTTTCTCCTGTTTTCTTGTTAGAAAGGGTCGTTATTATTTCTTTGGGTGTTAATATGTGCATTATGTTGTTACCTCTTTTTTGATGTTTAAATAGCTGACCGCAAAATCAAACGAGTCTGCGCTGCCTGCTTTAATGGTAAGGGTTTTACCCCCTACTACTATTAACGGTTGAGTTAATAATTCCTTTGTAACATTTGCTGTTAAAGCCACTGTTTTAATTGCAGTAATAGCATTGTTAGTCACCGTGACGCTTGGAGTCCCAGCTGATGTTACTAAAATAGATTTAATCACATAGGTCTCGCTGACTAAAGGAAACCCTGCACCAAAAGGATTAAGTTCTCCATTGGTGGTGTTATTATCGATGCCTACAAAGTCGTATTGGTTTACTACTGCCATTAATCTAAAAAGAAGCTTCTAGCTTCTATCTCTTGTTTTAATTCTTCTTGAAACGTTGTGTTTAATTTCTCTAATACCGCATCTAAATCTCTTACTAAAGATTGCGATACGTCTACGCTATACTCATCGCTTGCTCGAGTTAAGGATTGAACTATCTTTGCCATTATCTTCTTCCTCCTGCATGTACATCTAACCTAAAAGTTCCCATTTTCCAATTAGAATCTACTGCCGTGTTTGATATTTTAACAGCCACCGATCTTCCTCTTGCTCTACAAGATTGATAATTAGTACTCGACGTAATAGTAAAAGGACCTAAACTAGAACTTGCTGCCGTTTGATTAGGGAAATTTCTTAAATCTAATTCAACAATGGTATTTCCAGCCTGAGTTATAAAGTCGGGTAAGAATCTACTCACTCTCATAATATGTTCTCCATCTCCTCTGAACGTAATTCCTTGTTTTTGATCTTGAGTAATATCAAAATCACCCGAAAGAATATTAGCTGCAATCGCGCTTGTCACTCCTCCTTTAATTTGATTCACTCCTGTTTCGTGTTCATAGTAAATAGTCGTACCATCGGTATTACCCGTGACATCAAAGGACGCATCTGTGCTAGCATCATAATAAGTTGCATGAGGCAAACCAAAAATAGCTGAATCAATCCAAGTACTTCTTGGAAAAACTGAACTAGCATTTGTATACCAAATAGGTCGATTGGATGTTGAGTCTAGATAACTATAAACCACACATCGATCGACAACGTTAGAAGCAGACGTGGGATAAAACCACATCACTTCACCAAAGAGATTATTAATTCCACAATAAATAAATTGATTTGAAGTGGTATTAAGGTCATCATAAACATAGTCTTCTACGAAACAATCCATGGATTCCAATTTACCAGTAAATCTAAAGAAACCATTATCTGACATCCAGTAAGCAGCACCATCCACTTCAACCGCTGCGTTCTTACCGATCAATCCACAGTTAGTTCCAACCTGTTCATAAGCAAAGGTAAAAGGTTGACCCACAAATCTCATGGTAAATAAGGAAGTATCGGTCCATACGTAAAGTGCATTTCTACCAAGTTTAGCTCCCATGATCCGTGATCCAGCGGCCAGTCGCTGTGTACCAGCACTATTCGTTGCCGTAGGTGCCCAAGTATTAATATCCTCTTGAGAAGAAAATCGTATAAACATATCGTCTTGAGTTGTCGTGTCACCAATCGTAGTTTCTGTTCCAAATAAAACTAAGTGACGATCGGGAGTAGAGACTAACATATCTCTAGATGCGGTTGGTGCACCCGATACAATCGTAGCTCGTGTTGATGTGGCATTTGATGCATCTGAATCCCATTCAAAGACAGCTCCATTAAAAATTAAAGCGAGAAGCGTACTTCCTAAATTGTCCAAGGACCATAAACCAGGTTCAGCAACTTTATCCGTTGTTGAAGCTGCTTGGTTCCATGCAGAATAATCACTGGTATTGGTTACCGTGGCTCCATTCGAATGAGCAGCTCTAGTTGTACCTCTTACTGCTCTTGTTATTCCTGTTAGATCACTTCCTGAAACTCCAGTATAAGAAATTTCTTCTGTACCTACTTGAATATAGTTTGTTCCCGTTGTTGGAAATCCAACCACAGAGGTTAGAGTAATGCTGGTTCCTGATCCTCCAGTTCCATAAACATTATCTCCTAAAGCTCCATTTAAAGTTGTTGTTCTTGGACCAGATACGGTACCACCAAACTGGGATATACCCCATCCATAAACTCCAACTTGTTCAGCTGGACCCACTGGGTAATACCATTTAACTGAAAGGTCTCCATCAGTAGCCGTTGCACTTGCAGTAGATCCCATTGTAATAGTAACTGAAGTAGCATTGACGACTTCAGTTATCATAAATTTTTTATCATCAAAATCAGATGCAGAATAACCCGACCCTGTGGGTGGTGTAACATTTTCAAGAAGTAAAATATCTCCTGCTGTCATTCCTGCGGTAGTAGATAAAGTAATTGTAAGAACAGCAGATCCGTTGGTAGAAGCTAACTTATCTGTTAAAGCTCCAAAATCTGTTTTAATGGGATGAATGTCATAATAGACTCCTCCAGAATAAGCGTATAAAATTCGATTGGTTCCAATGATGGCATATTTAATACCCTCTTTGTTGACCATTTGATGAAGAGCACGGGCAGCGCCCGTTAAGGCTTTGTCTCCTAATTGAGACCAGCCTCCTATTTTTTCAGGTGTACCATATCTAAAACGAACATTTTCCCCTCCAGTCCACTGTGCCTCAGCTCCTGTTGCGGTTAGTTGTTTGTTAAATCCTGGTAAAAAGCCTATCTTTTGTAACATAGAAAAATCCGTTTCTATTACAAATATACTATATTTTTGAGGAGATCAACTCATTATAAAAGAGGCGTAGAAGACCTTTGTGGTGGAAAAATCCCCCACGCCAGCCTTGACCATACTTTATTTTTTAGGATCAATCAACTTATTAAAATTTTGAAACCAACCTGGAAGTCCTAAATGAGGTCGTCCATCAAAAAGATTATGTTTTGCGCCTTTAGTTTTATTATTATTATAGTGTAAAAAAACCTGTGCACATTCTTTACCTTTAAACTTATTTCTCCAATGCTCTAACTCACACCCTCGATACACCAACATATCTCCTGGTTTTAAATCTACCTTAATTCCTTTTTTTCCATATTTACCCGAAGGTTCAATATAGATACTCCATAGATCTCCCCCTAAATTCATAGTCGTTGAAATTTCACAACTAAATCTATCTTTGTGGCGCTGAAGAGTATTTCCTTTTTTATATATTCTTGCATAGCTATAGGCTGGATTTAATTTTAATTTGGTATTCTTTTCCATAAGGGGGTGTAACTTTAATAACAAAGTTTCCATGGCATTATCGGCATAGTGACAATAGGTGTTTTCCACTTGTTTATCACCATACCTACCTATCATTGCTTCATAAGGAGAAATATATCTTTCTTTTAAACAAGTATCATAAACTTGTTTTTTCATTAAAAAATAATTGTAGATAAAAGTGGCTAAATCTTTTGAGATAGCTTGTCTAAGAACAATATATTTATTTTTTTTAAAACTCATAATCCAAAAATATCTTTTTCGTTTTCCTCACATCTTAATTCTAAATTTAAAGAGATTCGTTGTTGAGTACTGGAAGTCATTGGTCGATGACTTAAAAATCCAGGGAAAATTAACATGTCAAAATTTTTAGGTTCGACATACCAAGCTTGTTGATAGAGTTCAAATTCAACTCCATAATCCTTGATGGTTTGTAAATAAATAACGCAATTAATGTTCGCCGTCTTTGTATGACTATGCCACAACGTTCTATGATCAGCAGGCCCGCTAAAATAACACCATACCTTAAAATTTTTATCCTTAAAGGTAAAAGGATTTAATATTTTTTTACTTTCTTTAATAAATAAATCATATAGATAATCTTTATATTTTGTAAAGAGTCTAAAATTGTATCCCGATCCCGTGTCTTTATGTTTAGAATTTAAAATATCTTTTATGAGCTCTTCTTTTTTATTTTTTAATTGTTTTTTTAAATTTAATTTATAGACGGGTCTAGATTTATTAAGCATCTTTAACGATCCCTTTAGGTACAGCCATGATATTCCAATGAATAAATCGAAAAGGTTCAATTCCAGGATCCACGGAAAACCCATGTTCTAAATAACCTGGAAAAATAATTAACCTACCAGGAGCTGCTTTATAATGAATGACATCAGTGCCGTGATAAATTCCTTTTAAAGAACGGTCCAAGTTTAAGTTAGTTGCTCGAGCTCCAGTTCGTGGATCATAAAAAATAGGATAAGAAGTTTTTTCACTGGCTTTTAAAAAATAGAGTCCTGCGACGTGTTGATTCCCATGTATGTGTGCTGTATGATGACCTCCTCCTTTTTGAGAAAATTCTTGAACCCACATTTCAGAGAAGAGAGTAGTATATGCTTTCATATTATACCCATGCTCCTCTAAAAACTCCCAAGATTTTTGACCTACATATTTTCTAAAATCTATAAAATCATTATCTTTAAGTAAGGGGGGAGAATGATGAGATGTGCCAAAATCTTTCGTAGTTTGAATGTTTTTTTTATCTCTAGTTCTTGCCTTTTTAATATATTTATTACAAGCTTTGTTTAAAGATTTAACAAACTCTGTTTTGTCTTCGGACCATACAGGGGTTCTAAAATATTCATCTTTGAGCATTTTTTAAAATTGTAAAAATTGTTTTTTCTTTTTTAACTAATTTTTTACAAACTTCCTTTCTTTGTTGGAGTTGATTAACGGGACTCACAAAAGATTTTTTAATATCTTCTATGTCTTCGGTGCTATTAACAGTTAGACTAGGAATATCCGTTGGAGCCCAATGCATGCCCGCTGCTATACAATGGAGACCTCCGCTAACTGGGAATGAAAAATCTTCACTTTGATTTAAAGCTGCAACTTGAAAACCATGAACATATTCAGGTTTTAAATTAATAAGAGATTCACTCCAATTTTTATTTAAACAAGATCTCCAATAAGGAGTATCATCTCTATGGGATAAAGCATAGTGTAAAGCCACAAACTCTGCCCAGGATCTAAACATTCTTTTACAACTGTGATTAAAAATATCTTTGTCCCATTGAGAAACCTTGTTCCTTTGTAAATTTCTAACTAAACTTATTAAAAACTCATGAACAGAAAATAAACCATTACTTTCAAGAGGTTCAATAAAACCAGCAGAGAGACCAATTGCAACTACATTCTTAACCCATACTCTATTATGAAGTCCCACTCTCATTTTTATATTTTTAAACTCTAAATCTTTTTGTTTTAAATGTTTTTTAAATTCTTTAAGCGCGGTAGCGTCATCAACAAATTTACTTGAATATACATATCCAGTTCCTATTCTAGACCATAAAGGTATATTCCACACCCAACCATTTTCTATGGCTGTACAATTAGTATAAGGCACCAACTCTTTCTGTTTATTTTTATATTTAATGCGCGTGACCCAAGCAGAATCGTTGGGTAAAATATCAGCATAAGATTCAAAAGGTTCTTTTAAAGATTTGTCTAAGAGTAAAGATTTGAAACCAGTGCAATCTATATATAAATCTGCTTTATATTTTTTATTAAGAGATACAATCCCATTTTTATTTTGTTCTACAGACACAACGTCATCTATGATGTGTTTAACTTTTTTACAGTAATAATCTTTTAACCATATTCCAAATTTAGTAGCATCAAAATGATAGGCATAATCTAATTTATGACTAAATTTATTTTCATTAACATAAGCCATCTGAAGAGGATAATTACAATCGGCATAATCCGAATAAGGTGTTTTAGGAAACAATATTTTTTTAAACCACCAATCATTTAAAAAATATTTATTCCCCTCCGTTACAGGAGATCCAAAAGGATAGTGAAAAAATTCTCCTTTTTTATAAAAATCTGTAAATCTTATACTTAGTTTATAACTTCCATCTACATGTTTTAAAAAATCTTCATCTTTGATTTTTAATAATTTCATCCATCTCTGTATCGGCAGAATGGTACTTTCCCCTACTCCTATGGTAGGAATATTTTTTGATTCAATTAAAGAAATAGAGTGTTGTGGAAATTGGGATTCTAAAGTAGCTGCCGTCATCCACCCCGCACTGCCTCCTCCTACTATTATAATTTTAGTCATCGGTAAAATAATTAAAGTTAATAACATATCGTATGGGTTCTGTTTGAGATGTTATAGCTCTATGTAAAACATCACTATCAAAAACCAACATTTTATTAGCAACGGCTTTTATAAAAATAATTTTATTATTAATCTTGAGTTCTGTTCCTCCGTCACAATTATTTAAATAAAGAATGGCAGCTTTACATTTTAAATTGCTATCTCTATGCCATTTTGATTTATTAAATAATTTACTGATTAGTAAATTAGCCTGTACTCTTAAAGGAGCTGTGGCTTTTAATTGGTTTAATATAGGAAGTATTAAAGGTGCATAAAGGTGAGACGCAATGTTCAATCGCTGGTAAAAACCATAACTAAAAAATATCTGAGTATCTTTTTTAGCTCCTGTAAAAGAGTCTCTTCTTCTCCAGGGAAAGTCTTGGTCAAGAATAGTTTGTTTAAGCTTATTAAAAAAGTCTTTATCTAAAAAGTGGGTATAAGTTTGATAACTCATTTAAACGGATCTCCAACATGCCATGAGACCAGCGAGTACCGAACTCCTTGTCTTACAGGTTTAACTCGATGCCAAACAAAACTTGGAAAAACAATGATACTTCCTTTAGGTAATATTTCTATTGCTTTTTTTAAATGTTGAGATTCATCTCTTAGAGGTGGATCATAGTCTCTAAAATCAAATTCTAGTTCCCCACCTTTATATTCTGAACCATCCGTTAATTGACACGTCATAGATAATTTTCTAACCGTACCATCGGAATTAGGTTCACCAAAACTGTCACAATGCCAATCATAGTATTGGTTTAATTTATATTTAGTAAATTGACATGCTTGTGAATATTTAATTTGAAAATTCCAACCCGACTCTTTATTTGCTGCCTTAAGATAAGGGTGTATTTCTTTATAAATCCAGCGATCGTCTAACCAAGTTACATTTGAATTTCGTTTATATTTTAAATCTCTAATTTCGTCTTTATTAAGAGGTTCTTTATTAAAATTTCTTCCTTTGCCAAACCTACCCGTAAGAGCCATAGATTCTTTTTTTTCTGAAGCATATTTAATAACTTCATCACAAAATCGTGGTGTCAGTGCAGATTTAAAATACCAAAAATAATGAGATAAATTCATACTAATTCAAACCATCCTGTTGCTATGTATTTTTCTTCTGTTGGAGAGATAACACCTTGATGAGGATGTGTGAAAAAACTAGGCCACATATATAAATATCCTTTTTTACTTTGTAAAGTAACTTCTTGATAAGGAAAATAAGTACCTCCTTTTTTAAGATCATTACAATACAACATATAAACTAGTTCTCTTTTAGAACTAGAAACATCAGTTCTTTCATAATGTAGTGCAGGAAATCCTTGGCCTTTTTTATAATATTGAATCATATTAATAGTAGAAGTTCTAACGGGACTTTCTAGGTTGTATTTAGCTAAATACTCTTTTACATATTTACTTAAAATTGAAAAAAATTCTTTTAAACTTTTATTGGTAGTTTCATTATAGAAGAGTACATCGGTAGAATCTTTAATGTTTTTATTAATAATTCCAGCTCCTATCATTCCAGGAGTTTTATATTCGATATTTTTTTTATGATATTCAATAATATTGTCACATACTTTTAAAGGCACTTTATATTTTTCTATAAAATTAAATGTATTCATAAGTTATAGTTTGTACAAAGTTTAAATCTTCTTTTTGATCATTAGTTAAGTAATAAAGCTGTGTGGAAGGAAATAAAACAAACTCATTAGTTTTTAAAGGAAGGGTCCAACTACATCCTTTTCTTCTATTATTATCATAATGAATGACAACAGAACAGTTATTGACTTCTACACCATATAATAAAGTATAGTCTGGGGAGTTTTTTAAATCGACAGGATTAATATCTAATAAAGGAAGAGTGTTTTGATGAGGTGAATAAATACTACCCCATGTTTTTTTATTTACTAGTTTTAAATTATATTTAAGTTGAAGATGTTCACGACAATATATATTTAATGCATCCCATTCTTTTGAAAATAAAAATGTTTGGTTGTGTATTTTAGAATGTAAAATGTGATGAGCTAATTCACTTCTATTAATTTCAAAACCTTTCGGTGTTGAAACCTTTCCGTAATACAAACTTATTTCTGTTAATACTTTCTTTTCCATATCCACCAGCTATGGTATATATAATTTTTTTTAAATTGTCTAGGATTTTTTAGGAAATGAGATTAGTTAAATCCCAAGAGGAATTAGATTCATTCCATCTGTAACATTGACTAGCGGCATTTTGGTCGTCTGTTAAAGTAGGAGCATCTCCTATAGGTGAATGCCATTGCGCATCTGTTGTACTTTTAACCCAAGAAGGATGAGGTTTTGGTCCCCAAAAGATTTGATTGACTTCATCCCATTCTCCACCTGGGACTGCAAAATTTCCTCTAAATGCTTTAGATTGATCATCGGCTAAGACATCAGTCCCCTCAACACAATATGTATTTCTACGAGTATTGTAGGATGTTTGAATCCATTTATTTGCGGGCCAATTATGATGTGTTTCTAAATATTGTTGACCAACACTTTCTTCTTCAACACCTTCATTATTTAAAACATCTTTATTATCTACAGTTAAAACTGTAAGAACTCCGTTACCTTCTGATTCTATTTTTGCAAAATGTGCCATGATTATTGAAATTTATACCTTAAAATTACGACTCCACTTCCGCCACCACCAGCGTTACCTCCGCCACCACCACCTGTATTTGCGCTTCCAGCGCCACCATTCGTTCCTCCTCCACCAGCTCCTGCTGCTCCAGCTGTATATGGTTGACCATGACTTGGGCCTCCACCACCGCCTCCGCCTCCGCCGCCTCTTGCAACGGGACTTCCGCTAATACATGAAGTTGCTCCAGTACCTCCAGCTCCTGCTTGAGATGCGCCTGGAGAACATACGATTCCAGGATAACCAACTGTGGCTCCGCCACCGCCGCCGCCTGGATAACCTGGTGTGGCTCCAGTTCCTCTACCACCTGTAGTTCCTTGTGCTGGACTCACGGGAGGTGTATTTCCTGCTCCTCCTACGCCTACGTAACCTGCTCCTCCACCTGAACCACCAGCTACACCAGGAAAAGGACATTCTGTTCCGCCATTACCACCTGCGGCTGAAGTTATACTTGAAAAAACTGAATTAGCGCCAGCACCACCAACTGTAATTGGATATCCTGTAGCACTTACAGCTATACCTCCACCACTTTTAGCTATTGGAGATCCTGTCCATGCGCCACCATTAGATTCTCTGTATCCACCAGCACCGCCACCACCAGCATAATTTGGACCAGCAGCTCCTCCTCCAGCTATGACTAAATAATCAACGGCTGTATCGCCACCACAACCCGCTGTTGAAACACAAAAGGTTCCTGGACCTGTAAATGTATGGACTTTAAAATTTGTATCAACAGTTGTTATTGTTCCACCTGAAGCAACCACATATGTTGACGGTATGCCTCCACCAGAGCCAAAACCTAGTACTTGATAACCAAAAGACATATTCTATTTCTCCTACGCGTCGTTAGCTGCATCAGTAGTATAGAATATTTTTACTCCGAGAACTCTTGATTCACCAGTAAAAGTATCGCTACCATCTGCTGCATCTCTATATAATTGAAAGTACGATTGTTGATCGTCTGCAGGGGAACCCGCAATTGTCATTGCACTACTTTCAGCTGTTACTTGTTGATCTTCAACTGTTCCAATTCCAGCGTCTGTAACTTCTATTGCTGTTCCAAATGCAACATCAATTGTATCACTATCACCACATGCAACTCCCTGTAATCCAAAAATACAGTTTCCTGTGTTTGTACTACTTGGAGCCCAAAAAACTTGATAAGTCACCGTTCCTAAATTCCATGATTTAGGCATAGCGATAGCAAATTGTGTATATTGTTTTGTCCCTGCATCAAAATCGAAAACTTTCATATCAGGTCTTGTTGCTGTAGTTTCCACTTGTTCTGCATCAGCTCCGTTAGTAGTCGCAGCATACATTGCTGCAGCTGGAACCCATATCGTTTCTTTGCCTGCAATTTTAATTGCAGCAGTTGCTGATTTAAGAACTCCTGACCCTTTAGGGTTAATGTTTATATCAACGTTTGTTTCACCTGTTGATGATAAAATTGGACCAGCACCTGAAGCTGCGTTAGCTAATGTAAATTCATTAACTGCTGAACCTGTAGCTGTTAATAAAGCTAATTCATTTCCGTTAGTATCTAAAATTGAAGTTCCAATTTTAGGACTTGTTAATGTTTTGTTTGTTAAAGTTTGTGTTCCTGTAAGAGTTACGTCTCCAGCTCCAAAGCCTGCATCCACTATATCTGGATTAGTACCATCATTAGCTGTTGCGTAAATAATTTTTGTTCCTTTATCTGTTGCTGACCAAGCTACAGTACTTCCTGAACCAGAAGCATATTTAAATGTGACGGTGTATGCACCTGATGAGCCATTTTTAATTATATAAAAATCTTGAACATCTAAAGGAATGGTTACTACAGTAGCTTCACCAATTGTTCCTGTAAATTCTATAACTCTGTGTGCAAGGACAGCGCCTGTTGATCCATCTGAAACAGATAAAGTAGTGGGAGTTGATGTTATAGCTTGAGTGGTATAGCCACCAGCTATTTGTTCTACAATGTTTAAATTCGTATTAGTTTTTGTTCCCCAAGTACCAGCATTTTCGCCAGTTGCCATTAGTTCAACGCCGAGAGGGGTATATGTGGATGCCATAATTTTGTTCTCCTAGTTTGTTTAATTGTTTTTATATTTTGTTTTATTCATGTTGTCAACATAGATTACTATGTAACTCTCGTCCAACTACCTGTTTGAGTAGCTGTTTTTTTACTATAATTACCTGTTTGTGCAGCAGTTACACGACCCCATCCAATTGGTGCTACGCCGATAGGAGACACAGTAACAGTTGCTGACACTCCCGTCAATCCCATTACATCTGCTGGTGCAATCGCTCCCACTGCACCTGTTGCTGAAACTCCTGTTAATCCCATTGTAATAGAATTAGGAGTAATAGCTCCTACTGAAGCCGTTGCCGAAACTCCTGTTGGTGAAACTGTTGGATTAGATGAAATGCTTATAGCACCTGGAGCACTCGTTGCGCCAAGTCCAGTTAATGAAGTAGTATTATCTGATCGTGCAGTTGGAGCACCTACGGCCGCTGTTGCTGAAAGTCCAGTTAAAGGAATTCCTTCTCCAATAATAATGGCACCTACTGCTGAAGTGGCTCCAAGTCCTGTTAATGTAGTTGTATTATCAACTCGTGCAGTTGGAGCACCTACGGCTCCTGTTGCAGCAACTCCAGTTAACCCCATTACATCTGCTGGTGCAATTGCACCCACAGCAGCTATTGCTGAAAGTCCTGTTAAAGTTTCTGTAGCTGAGTCAACACTTCCCCAACCGTTTTCACCCCAATCTAAAGTTCCCCAACCAGGTTTTATTTCAGGTGCAATTGCACCCACAGCAGTTGTTGCTGAAACACCTGTAAGAGAAACTACAAGGCCTGATTCGCCCCAATTTTCTGTTCCCCATGTATCCGAACCCCAACCTATTTCATTAAAAGGTGTGACTGTACCAAGAGCTGTTGTTAAAGATTGTCCTGTTAGAGATTGTGTAACAGTTGATTGATCATTCCAAGTATTTGATCCCCATGTAAGAAGTCCCCACGTACTAGGATCTACTGTATTTGCTTGCCCACCCATACCAGAATGAATAGAACAATAATAATATAAAGTGGGTGCTGAGGCAGCAACAGTTATCTGAACTTGTGTGGAACTATTTACTGTTACGCCTGTTGTGTATTCAGAACCTCCACCATGAGTTCCGTCGCTAGTTGTAGAAAATCTAAAAGGATGAGCTGAAGGATAATTAAATACATAAGTATAACCTTCGCCAAGATTTAAAGTATCTTGTAAAACTCCGTCTATATAATATTTATTACCAGAACCAGGATTACTTACTGTGACTGTGTAAGTTCTAATAGCCATAAGGAGTTCCTCCTTATGCTATACCGATAATAGCTGATCCCGCAGAAGCTGCTGGAAATTCTATAGTGAAAGTTCCACTTGTTACAGTTTTATCTCCACCAAAAGCGATTGTGCAACATGCTGGATCTCCAGATGCTGAATCATTAAAAATTAAACATCCGTTAGCTGTGAATGAAGCAGATGTCCAAGAGACATTAGCAAAATCACAAACCGCTGTATCACTTGATAAAACAGGTGTTACACTGGTAAGAGCTTTTCCTTTTGCGGAATAAGCAGAACCTGATGTGTTAGAAATTTCGTTACTTGAACTATATGCAGTTGTAGATTTATTAATAGTTGCTGAACTTGTGTATAAAGCTAGATTAAAAGTATTACCACTTGATGCAGTAAAGTTATGTGTTGCTGTTAAAATCTCAACTTTAAAACTGTTACAAATTGCTGATGTTATTGCCATAAATTTTCTCCTAGTTATTGAGGCGGTGACTCGATGGGTATTCTTAATGTTCCATCGGTGTAATCGTCTCGTCTTCTTCTACCAATTTGCATTGCTGCAAACTTCTGTAGTTCTTGTGTATACTTTTGCTCATATAATGTCAACATATCTTGTGGACCTTTTAAAAAACTAAATGCTTCCACTAAACAAGCATATAATAGCCCTTGAGGAAAATAATTGCTCACATATGTATGAGAATTACCGTCGGCTCCTGAACCTAATCCTGTTGGCATTGCATTTCCATATATTTTAATAACATAATTAGCGTCTGGAGTAGGAGCCATTAAAATAGATCCTGAAGTAGTATCTGTTAATCCTGTTGCTCCTCCAAACATCGCATAATATTTAGGGAGTCCTGTTACATCTGCTCCTGATGCAGTAGAGCCTGAAGGGCCTGTTTTGAAGCCAACATACTCACTTAAAAAAGTTTGATCTCGTCTCTCTAACCATTGACCTTGTTCATTAGCATTAGCTGTAGAATTAAAAATTTTTACCCCTCTTACAAATTGAAAACCAGCGGGAACTCTAACCGTATTAACATCTGCAGCAACCGTTCCTTCCCATTCTTGTCTATCCGAGTCCATAGGTATATCAAGATTGATTCTATGTTCTGCATTCATGATAAATTGATCTGTAACAGTAGCAGTAAATACCGTTGTATCTACTTCACAGTAATTTTGAATTGCTGTTGTTAGTGTTGTATATGAATAACTTGTTAATCCGCCTGCCATTATGCTTCTATAGTTACCGGTCCAACGGACACTGGATAACCTCCTCCTTCTTTTCCACCTGTTGTAGCTGTATCAGTATTTATAACAAAATAAAACCAGTCTGTTGTAAAATCTGTATCTCTTGCACCTGCTACATATTTTCCTGTAACAATAGCATATCCTGCCGCTAAAGCAATTTTAGCTCCTGTAATTCCATCCCAACTAGCGGGATCTGTATAAGCTCCTGCTGTTGTTGGTGTTCCTCTAAAACGATAAGTGTCTCCATTCGTTAAGCCATGATTTGGTACATTAACATTTATATAAGCAGATCCTGCACCATATGTTATAAAAGGATTAAAAGGCATTAACTGTGTAACTGCGGGAGCAGTTCTTGAAGGTCTTGCATGTTGTAAAGCTTGAGGATCAGCTCCTACTGGATGAGGTTCTAATTGAGGTTGTTTAACTTCAAACTCAGAATTATGAACCCATGCACCCGTCCATTCTTGAACCATTTCTCTATATGGAAATGCTGCACCAGATCTGTCTGATATTGCAAGTGCTCTACTACCTTTTGAAAATCTAGCCATTATATATTTGGATAATAAGTTTTAGGGGTTATATAAGTACTAGCTGCAGAACCGTCTTCTGCTAATGCTCTAGCAAATTCATCTTCATATAATAATTTCATTTCTTGTGTTCTTTGTGGCGCAAACTTCATAGATAAATAATAAGCAAGTCCTGAAACCATACAAGGTATAAATCGATAAGGAGTATCTGTTGCATTACTATAAGCTCCCACATCTTGAATTCTTTTTACATAATAAACATTTATATAATTAGATGCTGCCGTTGAATTAGGTAAAGGATAAAGTGTAATTGTAACTTTATCAATAAATCGTTGAACCCAAAATTGTGAAGGAGTTCCAAGGGATGCTTTATTTGCTGTGGCAGCATAAGCATCTCTAGCAACTTTAGTTAAACCAGTATCTGATTGAGAAGTTGTATTATAATTTTGTCGGTATGTAACATTTAGAATATCGGTAATACCATAAATATTTGCTACAGGAACTGTTGTTGCTTGTGGTGATGCCGCTGCTGCTGCAGCACTATCAACTGAATTTCTATAGAAAGTATAGGTTCCAGCACCTTCGTCAGTTGCATCCACATTAGTTGAAGAACCCACTATGATATTAATATTTGTGTTTCCTACTTCCCAAAAATGAATTCCTCTGTTTCCCCATTCTTGAAAAAGAATATTTAAAGATCTTCGAGCTGTTTTAAGTTGATGACCTGCAGTGCCAACTAAACCGATACGTTCGTACGCATCTACAATAATTTCATCTATCGAAAAATCCTGATCAAATGTGTATGATGAGGAAGTAGTATTTGCCATTACAATTCCTATCCATAATAAACAGTTACATGTGTGACTGCTACGTTTGTAACTTTTAAACTGGTATTAGCTCTAATCCCTGTTCCTGGTAATTTTATGTGTCCAGTAACTGGTGATAAGTATCCTGATACATTTGTAGCTGGTGTATTAACTACCCACATAGCTGTAGTATTATCATTAACTGTTATTGTGCCAGCTGCAACATTCGTAGGTACCACCCATGAAAGTGCTAATATTCTCGCTGGACCATCAAAGACTGTAGTAGTCGTAGCAGTGGTAATATTAACTGTTTTTATATCTACTGGATATCCCATAATTTTTCTCCTTAAGTGTGAGCTTCCGAAGAAGCTCACATTATTTTATTTAGCTATTAACTCCAAGCAGCTGCGCCTGTGTCTGCAGTCATTGCTGTTGATAAGTCATGAGCAAAGTTCCAAATGCCTTTTTCAAAACAAGTAAAATACAGATAACAACCATGAGTTAAACTATTAGTTGCTGCGTTCGCAGGTGTGTACGTTAATACCGTTTCATCTGCTATCGATGTATCTATAGTTTGAACCGCTCCAGTGGCTCTACTTTCCACTTTTGAACCAGTTCTAAAAACATCAGATCCTGCACATGTAAAAGTAAGAACAGCTGTACCACCAGTTGAATCATCTGATTGAGCATGAACTACATAAGTTCCTACTGTCGCTGAGGGTAAAGTAACAGCTTGTGTTGCCGCCCCAGTGAAGTTGTTAACCGTAATTACATTAGCTGTATAAGTTAATGTTCCCGCTGTTGCCACTGATGTAGCAGTTAAGCTAGTTAAATCAGGTTTCGTTCCTAGAAACCTTGATGTTATAACTCCTGTGCTAGTGGCTTTATTGATCTGTTGAAATCCTTTTTCGGATCTAACTGGACCATTAAACGATGTGTTTGCCATGTTATATTCCTCCTAGAATATTTAAATGTAGTCCCTAAGGAATGTCGACTATACGCGTCTACATTTAAGTTTTATTATTAAATTTGTATAGTAGCTAATCTATACCCCAAATTTAAATTTGGCGCAAGTGATCCTGTGGGTTTTGTATGATTTTTGATAGCGCTTAAGTGGCTATCGAGACTTCAGCCTTAGATTCTTCAATTTTGTTAACACGGTGAGCAACTCTTGCTTCTTCTAACTTGATCTCAGTGACGATTTCTCTAATCTTGTCGTCAATTTTTACCATGTTAAGAGTATACCTACCTGATTCATTATACTCCTGTTCCCAATCTAACTCCAAGGACTTCTTGTGTTTGTATAGGTCTTGTGTCATTTATAACTTCCTCATAAGTTATCCATTTACGATTTTTTCTCGTAAATCCATCAGACTCGAACAATACCTCATTTTTTCCTATTTTGTCAAGGATAGATTGTTCGATACTTTCAGCATTATCTTCAGCCATCATAGTGAAGTCTGCATAATAGCCATGGTAGCGGATTTGTACTCGGAAGTTTTTCATAGTGTATTTATAACTTTATTTTTTAAATGTGGCGGAACTATGTTCCGCCACAAAATTACTCAGTTATTGCTTACGCGCCTTCGCAACCAAAGATACCTCTATAGTCGGATACTCCAAATGAGTATCTTTCTCTAGCTTTGTATCTAACGTTACCAGTATCAAAGTCTCCTTCCATTGATGTACTCAATGGAGTTCTTGAAAACATTTTCATACCGTTTGGAACGTCTGTAATGATGTACCAAGAATCAGAGTCAGTTAAGAAATTATTCACTCTATAACCTTGAGGAATCATTCCCATACTGTTGATTGCATTGATGTCATTATCAGCTGTCTGAGTTCTACCTTGAGATTTCATCAATCTCTCAGCATTGAACTGATTTGCAGAAGGAATTATCATTTTAACTCCTTTAGCTGCAATTCTTAATCCTCTTTCATCAGTCATAGCAGCGATGTCAATCAGTGCTTGTTCTAATGAAGTTTCGTTAAGATCCGCTTGAGTCGATAAAGTGTTTGCAACATCTGGTCCAGTTGAGCACGTATGTACTTTACTGAATAATGCTACTCCATCACCAGATTTGAACGTAGCTACCGCTGGTAGACCATTGTTCAAAGGTAATGCCGCTTTAACTTCTTTTGCGTTAGACATAGATCTTGCTAATGCTTTTGTATATCTAGAAGCTAGTCTATCGTAGAGATTATCTTCGATAGCTTCTTCAGTTATAGCGAAAGCAAGCGCGATCGTTTCCATTGTGTAACGTGCAGTGTAGGTTTCTTGCGCTTCATCGTATGAAATGCCTTGACCTTCTGCTTTTACATTAGCGTTCGCAAAACCAGATAACATAACTTCTTCTTCAAAAGCTCTGTCAGATGATTCTGTAACGTATATTTCAGCGTGTTGATTTTCATAACGCTTGTACTCCAGCCCAAATAGTGCATTTAGGCCTGGTTCTAGTTCTTTAACTAGCTGTGCTCGTGATATTGCCATGTCTATTTGCTCCTATTGCCAAGTGATCCCAGCTGGACCCGTGCTGATATTTTGTAAGAATTGGTTAAGGTTCTGACAAATGATAACGCTTCTATCTGCTGCGTTTTCATCATTTTCAGGATCCTCAGCCGATCTTATTAATCGCCATGAGTTAGCTGTTGCAGACACACCAGCTACTATTACTTCAGAAGATGACTGACCAGAAGTTGTACTTCCGCCAGGATCACCTGTAGTCAAACCATATGTTTTACCATAGTTTGCCTGAGTAACAGCCGCATCGACTCCTGCCATAAAAAGTTGGAAAGGATTGTCGAGAACAAATGCTGTGATGTCTTCACTGTTTGCTGGAGTAATAGGTTGTGCATAATGGTTTGCCCAAGTAGGTTTTAAAGTTGTAGCGGCATTATAAAAAATACCATTCAATACACCGATTGTTGCATCAGTAATTGCATTTTGTCCAACTTTCATATACCCGACTTTAGACTGAACCACTGTACCTTGATACAACGACTTATCGTACGCCGCATCAATGTAGTATTTGCCTTGACCTTGAGTACTTGGCGTTGAGCCAATTGTACCCACTGCGATCAAACCAAAACCAGTAGTGTTTCTATTTGCCATAGTATTACTCCTTAAAGTTTATAGTTTCCTATAAACAGGTTAATTAAAAATCGATGATAGGCATTACGCCGTAGAAATAAAATTTACTTCTTTGTACCACCGAAGGTTACGCGAGATTGTCGATCAATATTGATCGGCATACTCTTATGTTGTTCCCTTAGTAAGTCGTTATCTATAGCTTCGTCTTGACCCTCAGTTTGTTTTCTCTGATAGTCAACTCTTTGCTGCGCGAGTTCTTCAGGTATCCTAGCCAACAATAGGCCTCCTACTCCAATGATTCCAGCGTATTTTCCGTCTATGACAGTCGGGTAAGATTTGTCATCGTATTCGTCAGCTCTCACTAACTCATAACCAGATCTCAATCTACCATGAATACTTTTGGTATCATTGAAACCCATTGACTCTGCTCTTATCCATCTGTGCCTAAATCCGTCAGGCGCTGGTGGTGCATCCAGAGAGGATGGGGGCTTGTACTCTTTAGGACGTTCAGTTTTTGTCCGAGTTTCCGCCGCACGAGAAGTTATTTTTTTTTCGTCTTGTTTCATATGCTTATGCTCCTTCCGTGAGTTTTAATTGTTTTGCATACTCTTCGAGTGGCACTCCTAATTTTTTTGCAATATGCACCTGTGAAGAAGTGAGTCTCACAGTTTTGCGTCCTTGTTTTAC